GAAGGAACCTGATCGTGCCCAATACGATCCTGACCCCGACCGCTGTGACGCGCGAAGCCCTCCGCGTCCTGCACCAGAAGCTGAACTTCGTCGGCTCCATCGTCCGCGACTACGACTCGTCGTTCGCCAAGACCGGCGCCAAGATCGGCGACCAGCTCAAGATCCGCCTGCCGAACCAGTACACGGTCCGCACCGGCGCCACCCTGTCCGCCCAGGACACGGTGGAGCAGTCCGTGACCCTGCAGGTCGCCACCCAGAAGGGCGTGGACCTGAACTTCACCTCGGTGGACCTGACCCTGTCGCTGGATGACTTCTCGCAGCGCATCCTGGAGCCCGCCATGTCCGTCCTGGCGGCCTCCATCGAGGCTGACGCGATGAGCATGTACAAGGACGTTTTCAACAGCGTCTGGAACGGCGGCTCGGCCATCTCGCTGGCGAAGGTCCTGGAGGGGCGCTCGCTCCTGCAGAACGCCCTCGCCCCGCTCACCAACCGGACGGCGAACCTGAACACCCTCGACAACGCCAACTTCGTTGACGCGCTCAAGGCCCTGTTCAACGACACCACGGGCCTGTCCAAGCAGTACCGCGAAGGCTACATGGGCCGCACCGCCGGCTTCGACTTTGTCGAGAACACCATGTGGGGCAAGCACACCCGCGGTGCGGCCAACGCCTCCTACACGACCTCCACCCTCGTGGGCGTCCTGCCGATCTCGGAAACCCCGGTCTCGACCATGACCGTGGCCACCGGCACCGGCGCGATGAACGTGGGCGACGTGTTCACCATCGGCAACGTGTTCGCGGTTCACCCCGAGACCAAGGCCAACACGGGCACCCCGCAGCAGTTCGTGGTGACGGCGGCTTACGCCGGCGGCGCGGGCACTGTGTCGTTCTCCCCGGCCATCGTGCTGGCTGGCGGCCGTCAGAACGTGGTCATCCCGACCACCTCGGCCACCGCCGCCATCACCTTCGCCGGCACGGCCTCCACGGCGGTGGGCACCTCGCTGCTCTACCAGAAGGAAGCCTTCGCCTTCGCCACGGCCGACCTGGTCATGCCGAACGGCGTCGACTTCGCCGCCCGCGAGGTCATGGACGGCATCTCGATGCGGGTGGTCCGCCAGTACGACATCAACAACGACAAGTTCCCCACTCGTCTCGATGTCCTCTACGGCTACAAGACGCTGCGGGCCCAGCTCGCCGCGCGTCTCCACAACAGCTGATCCAGCTGATCGACAGGAGGGGAGGGGCTTCGGCCTCTCCCCTTTCTTCCGGGGGACCGCATGGCCATTTCGACCTACAGCGACCTGAAGACGGCGGTGGCCAGCTGGCTGAACCGCTCGGACCTGACGGCGGTGATCCCCGACTTCATCTCCCTCGCGGAGGTGCATATCAGCCGCACGCAGCGCGCCCGCGAGATGCAGGCGAGCGCGACGGCCAACATCGACACCCAATTCTTCGCCGCCCCGGCCGACTTCCTCGAGGTCCTGTCGTTCAGGATCGTGGACGGGCAGGGCAACGGTTACCAGCTCATCCAGGCCACGCCGGCGCAAATCTCCGAGGCGCTGGCGAACTCGATCCAGCCGACCATCCCGCGCTTCTTCACGCTGATCGGCGACCAGTTCCAAATCTGGCCGATCCCGGACCAGCAGTATGTGGGCACCCTGGTCTATTCGCAGCGCATCCCGGCCCTGTCGGACGCGAACCCGACCAACTGGCTGCTGGAGCAGGGGCCGGATGTCTACCTCTACGGCGCCCTGATGCAGGCCGCGCCCTACCTGCGCGACACCGAGGCGCTGACCCTGTGGAAGGCGCTGTTCGACCAGGCCCTTGAGGCCATGCGCGTCTCTGACAAGCCCATCGTCGGCCCGCTTCGCACGGATGTCCCGGTTCGCGGGCTTTACCGCCAATACAACGTCATCACCGACTACTGAGGCCCTGAAACATGGCGATCAAATACGCAACGGCTGTCCGCAACGCCAAGATGGACAGCGTGACCTCGCAGACCGGAACCTCGGCAAAGCTGCGGATCTACAACGGCACGCGCCCGGCGAACCCGAACACGGCGATCACGTCGCAGACCATGCTGGTGGAGCTGACCTGCAACGCCACGGCGTTCGCGGCGGCGGCTTCCGGCGGCGTGCTGACGGCCAACGCCATCGGCAACGGCACGGCGGCGGCCACTGGCACGGCCTCCTGGTTCCGCCTGTGGCAGTCCAACGGGACCACGCCGATCATGGACGGCGATGTCTCGACCTCGGCGTCGGACCTGAACCTCAACAACACCAGCATCGCCACGGGCCAGACGGTCAGCGTCACCAGCTTCGCCGTGACTGAAGGCAATGCCTGATGCCGGATAACGTCGGCTACACACCTGGCGCCGGCGCATCCATCGCGGCGGACGACATCGGCGGCAACCTTCACCAGCGCATCAAGTTCACGCTTGGCAGCGACGGTGTAAACCAAGGCGACGCCCAAGGCGCGACAGCCGATCCGGTTGGCAACGAACTTGCCATGCTGGTCCGGTCGGTGGCCGAGGAAAACGCCTATACCCAGGAACTGCTGAACACCATCGCTATGATCCTGCGTTCGGTCTGGCAGATGGGTTCGGCGGCAGGCGCGCCGTCGCTCACGGTCAGAAACGCTACGGCTGCGGACCTTAACGTCACCATCCAGAGCAATGCGCCAATCAACATCAACCAGATTGCCGGTGGCACGCCGCAAACGACTGGTGGCGGTTCCTCCCCGACCTTTTCGACCAGCAATCATTTGGTTGTGGCGCAGTCGCAGCAATATCACCCGGCGTCTTTGCCGCAGCACATCTACGCGAACATTCAGGTCTGAGACATGTCGCTGACGCTCAATCTCCGCAAGAAGGTCCACCGCAAGATTTGGGAGCCCGTCTTTACTCCCGCCCCGGTTACGTCCGCTGCGGGCACGATCTTCGTGGGCGACAACCTGAACCTCGGGCAGACGCAAGGGCTTGTGCCCAACCTTCCCTCTGACGTTGGCCGTCAAGCCTACTATGTGACGGGCGTGTCGTCGTTCTACTGGTATAACAAGCAGGAAGAAGCCTTCGCGCAACTGCCGAACTCGGGCTCGGCGGGCACTTACGGCGCGGGCGCTGCGGGCTTTGTTCACCCGGTCGGCCCGTCCTTCACCGCATCGGCGGGCACAACCAACAGCTTCACCTCGACCCTGACGATGGTTCGCAACGTGGGCGGCTACCGCTTCCGCGTAACGGCGGGGACCAACCGGGGCCTCGAAGGCTTCATCCGCGCCAACGGCGTCGGGGCCAATGCCGTGTTCACCACGGTGGACACCTATGCTGTCGCCTTCGACAATACCAGCGTCATCCAACTGCTCACGGGCCGCTTCTGGCTCTACGTCCCCGGCGCGACCAGCGGCTTCAATTACTACGACTACGCCACGAACGCCTGGACCTCGCGCTCCGTCGCTTCCGGCCCCGCCATCACGGCCAACGAGGGTTGCCTGATCGGCACCCCGGCAAAGGAAACCGTGGTCGAACTCGGGACGGCTTCGGCGGGCGCGGCCTCGACCCTCACCGACGCCACGCGCTCTTGGGAAGTGAACTGCTTTGCCCGGCGCATGGTGGCCATCATCAGCGGAACCGGCGCGGGCCAGTATCGCTATGTTGTCTCCAACACCGACACCATCCTGACGGTTGACACCGCGTGGGGCACGGCGCCCGATGCGACCAGCGAATACGAGATCAGCGGGCTCTGGTCGGACGTTGCCTCCGCAGGCTCCACGACCACCATCACGGCGGGTTCTGGCACACCCTGGACGGCCTCCCAGTGGATCGGGCAACAGGTCCGCGCCGTGGCCGGAACTGGGGCCGGTCAGGTGGCGGTCATCACGGCCAACACGACCTCGCAGCTGACCTTCGGTGCGGTCGGCACGGCCTTTGACGCCACGACGCGGTATGTGATCGAGCCCGACGACAACGCCTTCTGGTTCCTCGGTGGTGCGGCGGTCACGCTGTTCAAATACAGCATCAGCGGCAACACCTGGGCGACCATCAGCCCCGGCGCGGCTCGCGGTGGCGCTGCGGGCGCGGGAACGTCCGGTAGCTGGATCGCCAACGTCCCTGACATCGCGTGGAACGGTGTAGGCTCTGCGGGTGGCCCCGGTGGCGCTTTGCGGCAGAACGGGCGCTTTATCTACTCGTTCCGGGCTGCGGGCGCCAGCACCCTCGACGTTT